CTGACGCTGTCAGAGCGGCTGGTGACGACTGCGTCGAAACGGAGGTGGAAGATGCAGTGGCGAAGTATAAGGAGATAGGAGTGACAGTCAAAAGTTACGACCTCGCGTCTCCTGAGGATTACGAGTTTTGTAGTCATAGATTCAGAACGGGATTCAAGCCTGAACCCCTGAACGCGCCAAAGTCGTTCTATAAATTGTGCTGCGAGGAGCCAACGGAAGAGAAAATCCGGCAAGTTATAGGACAGTTCTTGTATGCCAAGGAGATGAAAGAATTTTCTTTGGCTTTTGCTCGCTACTATCAGCCTAGCGATAAAAACAAGCAAGAGAGAAAGAATACAATCACAGAAAACGATTGATCCAGTTGAAATAGCAGTAGCGCTAATCTTCATAATTGTATCAGTTTACTTCACATCAAAAGAAGGAACTGAGAATGCCGAACAAGAAGAACCAATCTCAGAAGAAGAAAAGAGTGTCGTTCGCGAGGAAAGAAAGAACCGTAAGAGGAAACGGAGACTACAAAAACGCGATTAAGAAAGCGGTTAAAAGAGCTGTTCGCAGTAAGGTCGCGCGAGGAATCGTCGGCGAAGTTGGAGCAGCAGTCGGCAGAAGTTTTGGCAGTCAGAAAGCTGGTAGAGAAATGTTCAATCGAGCGCATTCAAAGCTTGTGGGTCACGGGGATTACACTCTCTCCATGAACTCACTCATGCAGAACGGCACAATGGGTGCGAAGTTTGCCCAAGATGGGAAAAGAGGAGTTAGGATCCGTGAGCGTGAGTACATTTGTGACATCACCTCCGGCCCGACCGTTGTCAACGGAGGCACTGCCTTCGACAACAAGGTGTTTACAATCAATCCTGCCAACACTAGCACTTTTCCTTGGTTGTCGAAGATGGCGAACATGTTCGACCAGTGGGAGCCAAACGGGATAGTTTTTGAGTACGTCTCGACTTCTTCCACCTTTAACGGTGACAGTCAGGCGTTAGGAGTAGTGATCGTCGCGAGTGACTACGATTCGGCGGATCAAGACTACGTAACGAAAAATGAGATGGAGAACTCTGATTACGCTTGCTCAGGCCCCGCAAGTCATAATCTTTTACACGGAGTTGAGTGCGCCATGGCTGAGCGACCCACTAGGCTGCTTTTCACCGGTCAAGGGCAAGGAAG